CAGGTATGCCCCCCGGGGTGAACACCAAAACCACCTCAATTATCCACCGAGGCGGCAGGTCGTTCGCACGTTTCCCGAAAACTAATTCGGTCTTCAAAACTCACTTGCCGCGCTACGCAAAAATTGAATCGGTCATCTGACCCCAACAACCCAGAAGGCTCCGTCCATGCAGACAGACCCCATCCCACTCCTAGACCCCACCTTCCTTATCCTTAGATGTCACCCACGCGACACGATTCCCCTTTCAATCCTCCATCCCTATCTCTACTGCCCGACTACATCTATTCTCATCCGTAAAGGACCCTCCCGCACACGAACCCATGTGGTGTTCCCTATTCTCCCTTCGTTTCTTTTTCTTCCGACCCATCTCCCACTCCCAACTCCAGCCCACAAACTCCATGCGATGAAACGACCCCACTCACATCCCTCCCACCCCCATCTTTTCTCCATCAATAACCCCCTACCTGACACCATCCCCAGACGACCTCCAACATCTTTCGCTTATTGTTTTCTTTCTGAGATAGAGGTTATGACATCGCAACACCATATCCTTTCTCTTCCGGCTGACTTTCCCTTTACGATTGGTTCTCGTGTTGAGGTCACTGATGGCCTCCTTGCTGGCGCGCAAGGAATAATTACAAATATTAGGACAAATAGAGATATCACATTGAAAATCCAGCAACATTTGGGATGGCAATTTTCCACTTGCATCGTTAACGCGAGTGTGTTACGCTCTCTGTAGGTGTTCAAGTTGTGCCTCTCTTTAACTTTCAGGTGTGTTCAGCCGCAAGCGCACACCGACCCCTGCGATGTAGTGGACCCCTTCACACATCGCCTCGCCTCTGATCCCGCTCAGAGGCACTGTTGAAGTCATGCGTGCAATTGAACACCAACCTGTTTTCTTTGTACCCTTGAGTACCACGACCTCTAAGATTCGCCAATCTACTACTTCAATGACTGGGCCCCCTGAGAGCCCAGTCATTTTTTATGACTATATATCAGCACCATGAGCACACCCTCCCAACCCTCCTCTATTCAGGTGAATCTGACTCCCGTTAACCTTACTGCGGAGTTGCAGAAGGTTCACTTGTCCGATTCCCTTACTCGTGATCAGCACGCTGACTTACGCACGTTGATACTGGACGCTGCGGCGGCGATCGGTATGGATGGGTCCGGGCGTGATGGTCTCCTTGGTTATTTGAAATACGCAGCGAGCACCTTCCCGAAGCAGTATCTCCAGGTTATTGCTAAGGTGCTTCCGTTACAGATTGATTCCAAGTCCACGATCAACGTGATCGAGCATGTGAACATCGTGTCGGTACCTTCTGATCGATACATGCCTCGCCAGGCTTTCGCTAACGAGAAAGTTGAGGTTCCCAATCTAGCTAACAATCTGGTAGATATTACTGATCTGAATCTTGACGCCACCTCCGACGCCATTCAGACCATCGAGGATGTGTTGAACAACCCCACTCCTGTTTCACTCGATGTCACACTTCCAGACGATGCTGCCTAGCAGTGAGGTTCCGTCCTGGAGATCTACCAGAAGGTGACCCCTCCCAGCCCAATACTCCCGTCGAGTGGGAAGACAATGCAATCTCCAATCTCTTTGCTTACCTCAGCCACAAGCTTACTCCTTCCTGGTGTCAGACACCCGAGCACTGGACGTCCCGACTCACCCAATACCTGTTTACGGACTGTCCTTGCTGCATTCTGTTTCGTGGTATCTCTGTTGGTCTATTACTGGGTCTACCGCTTGGTATGGTCTTGGTTATCTTAATCGCCTTGGTTACAAAATGAATGCTCCTGCCCCAAAGGCCCAACTAGATCTCCATCTGGGAGAGAAGTTTGTTCGAAATCTTTGGGCTCCGGCTCGTCACCACGCACTGTTTGGTGGACGAGGTTCTGCGAAGTCTTGGTCCGTCGCCAGCTTCCTTACTGTGATCGGCGGTCAACAGACTAAGAAGATAGTGTGCGCCAGGCAATTCCAGAATTCTATCCGTGACTCCTCCAAGGCCTTGATTGAGAAGCGAATTACTTCTCTCGGCTTTACAGGCCACTATAAGGTAACGGATCAATATATTACGCATGTCGAGACTGGCTCTGAGTTCTCTTTTGTTGGGCTTGAGCGTAATATTGATTCTATTCGTTCTCTCGAAGGTGCTGACATTGTTTGGGTAGAAGAGGCGCGTACGATTCGCGCTAAGTCAATGGAAGTGTTGCTCCCTACGGTACGCTCCCCAGGCAGTTTCTTTATCTGGACGTGGAATCCCGAGAAGCCTACTGATCCTGTGGATTACTACTTCCGGAACACGAAAGAAGGACCTCCGCCTCGCTCCCTTGTGACGTTCGTTGATTGTTCGGACAATCCGTATTTTTTCCAGACTGAGCTACCCGAGGAGCGGGAGACACTTAAGAGAGGCAACTTCGAACGCTATAAGCATGTCTGGCTCGGCGGATACGATACAGCAGCCGACTCCAAGGTCTTCTCGAACTGTACTACTGGTATCGTTCCTGTCCCGATTGATTGTCCGCCACGATATGGGATGGACTTCGGCTTCGGAACAGATCCGTCGTTTATTGTTAAGGTCTACTTGATCGAGGCAATCAAGACAATCTACATCGCAGCGGAGGCTAGTGGTCGTGTTCCTATGGATCAGCTGCCTACACTTATCCGCTCTGTGGTTGACTCAGACTATGATCTTATCAAGGCAGACAGTTCGCAGCCTGGAACAATTGAATTTCTTAATGCTCGTGGATTCCCAAATATCGTTGGTGCCCAGAAAGGCCCAGGTTCCGTTAAGTCCGGCATCAACTTCATGTCGGGTTATAAAATTGTCATCCATCCGCAATGCGAACAAATGCGCGATGAGGCGCGGCTTTACTCGTTTATGACGGACAAGCTCAGTGGGAAAGTATTACCTGGCCGTATTCCTGTGGATGCTAATAATCACGGTTGGGATAGTTCTCGTTACGCGCTAGAGGACGTTATCAGCAACCCTGCTAATGATGACGATCCTTTCGGCGGCGTTGTGAAGCTCTGGTAGATAGGAGAGTACTTTGGGTTGTGGGTGTGGTAAGTCGTTTTCAAATTCGTATGCCACAGGTCAGCGACATCGGAGCGTGGGCGTGTCTCATGTTCCGAATACGCGGTCTGCAGAGACGACCGTGAGTATCAAGAGCAAGTCGCTCCAGGCCCGCACTGCTTCTAGCACCCCGGCTCCAACTCAACAGGTTTCCTCGGCAAGGCGTAAAGTCTAGCATGTGGCCTTTCAACCACCTAGTTAAGAAGCCGCCGAAGCGGGAGATAGCCGAAGAACCGGTAAGTCCGATCTTCACGATTTCGGGACAACCGATCCGCCTTGTGTCTTCTGCGGCGATTATGGGAGCGGAAGAGGCGCAGCGCAGCATCCCGCAGCTATACCGTGTGACGCACCTTGTTGCCTCTAGTGCCCAAGCTATTCCCTGGTTCTGTGAAGCCGATCCGACTGTTCCGAAGAGCGAGCAGGCTCCGCCCGCAAAGATTAAGGCGATCAATAGCCTTCTTAAGTCTCCGAATGATAATTTCACCCCGGAGAATATGCGCTATTGGATGACTTTGAATCTGATGCTCTATTCCCGCGTTCATTTCAAAGTGGGCATTGGTACAGGTGGGCTTCCGAACGGGATCTATCCTCTTGCTACCAAGTATATGAAAGGGGTTCCTAATTCGCGCGGTACGATTGACACTTATGTCTATGGCGAAGGGACGCAGCAAGAACAGCGTTATCCTTCGAAGCGCAAGGCTTCTCCAGGAGAGGCTTATGCTGCTGAGATCAGTTTTCCGAGCCTTTCTGGTCTAGTCGAATATAATAAGTCTCCAGCGGCTATTGAGTCGTTGATGATTCCTTTGATGATTATTAAGTGTCTGATGCAACGTGCTCTCGACACTGCCGACGGTCATCCAAATATTAAGTATGTGGTTACATCGGATAAGACTCTTACAAAACAACAGGTCGAGGCGCTTAAAGAGCATCTTGAATCTGCTGGTCCTGGTGAAGAACACGGCGGAACTGTTCTTTTCCTCTACAACACGAAGATCGAAGTTCACACGCTTGATAACAAGATGGGTGATATCCATTCCAAGATACCGCTAGATGATATGACACGTATCATCGCAGGTGTCTTTGGTGTTCCGATCGCACTGTTAGGTCTGAGCAATGCCGACTCGGCAAAGTATTCGAACAATTATGAACAATCCCGTCTGGCGCTATGGCAGGATACTGTGGTCCCCAATTATATTGCTCCGCTTAGTGCGGGTCTCAGTGCTTGTATCTGCCCTTACGGTTCTCCGGTGGCTTTTGATTATGATGCGATTCCTGCTCTGTGGGAGGGACGAGCCAAACTCGGACAGACCCTCAGCCATGTTAACTTCCTTACCACCGACGAGAAGAGAGAGATCCTCGGATTCGAGCCGGATCCGGATCTCCCGAAACTGATTGGTTCGACTACGTCTACGCCGATCCCGACTGATGGCGATACCGAACCTGAGGATGGCGAAGACAAAACTA